TTCTGTTAGAACATAACCTTCAGAAATGCTGTCCATATACTTCTTTTCCATATGCTTATGGTAATCTTTGTGACCAGCAGAACCGTGACCGCCTAAATGATTTTTAACAAAGTCGTTGTGTACTTTATGCCCAGCAGATCCAACGCTAGTAGCATTATGTGCTGCTTCATGATCAGCATTTGTGTGAATGGCTTTGGCGACCTTTTCACCATGTTTCTTAATATTGGCTTGGTGTGCCTTATTAACAGTGGCTTCACTGCCATCGCCAATATATGCGTTTGTTCTCAGTCTTGCCATATGGGCAGCATCTTTTGCGACACTTTCTTTAACGACTGGATGTGCGCCTTTCATTACTCGGCTTACTACATCAACTAAATCTTTAGGTAGTGGTTTCATTTTATTCTTCCGTTTCTGGTTCTGTTGGAACTGCAGCATCAACATCGCCAGCAGTCGGTTCTGGTAATTCTATTTGTTGATTGAACATGCTTCCAGCAACCTCAGCTTTTCTATCAGCTACCATTGCGTCAGCACGGTCATTCATCATACTATTGAATGTATCCTGAGCATCTGTCAGTTTACCATCTTTCCACTGATCCATCATATTACGAACTGCGTCTGCACGTGCATTTTCAACTTCACGTTCTACGTTTTCTTCACTCATCATTTCCACCTTCATATTGTTGCGGCTCGACCTTCAAGGACTCACCATCTATTTGCTTGTTGATTGCGTCGATTTCATCATCGCGCATTTTTAAAATTTCTTTTTGCACATACTCTTTAGAGAAGTATTCACCGACATAGTTAGATAGACCATTCAACACTTCTACCCGACTACGCAAGATCTCTTGCTCTTTAGACTCAGTGTAGTATGCATCGGAAGCATACTTATATTGTAGACCATCGCGGATACTTGGCCAATCATCTTCTGTGATTATGCCTTTAAGAATCAGCTGCGTCTTGACCAAGTCGTCAAACATTGCAGAAAAACGTCTACGAAGTTTTGCGATAAACTTGGTAAACTTTAATTCATCTCTGCTAATCTCAGCACTACGTCCGAAATTAAGACCTTGTTGTGCACCTTCTAATCTAGAGATGGGGACATTCAACGCTTGATAAAGTTTGCGTTGGAAGTAATCTACGTCACCAGTTTCTCCGAGATTAGAACCTCCTGGAAGTGTTTGAATCTCTGTGCCTCTACCGCCTTCGCGTCTTGGCATCCAGAAGTCTTCAAGCATCGACATAAACTTCTTGTCGTCACGGATCTCTCCAGACTCACCATCATAAACTAATTTGTTACGATAGCGATTCATAATATCTTTGAGATACTGCTCTGCCTTCATTGTGGGCAGATTACCAGTATCTACATAAAAAACTCTGCGCTCTGGAGCGCGGGTAATACGGTATACAACAACAGCATTCTCCATCATTCTCAGCTGATTTGCTGGACGGATAGCTTTGTGTAAATATGACAACGGGATATTTTTATCTTGGTCTAAGAGACCTGAGGGAATGTAGGTAACAGCATCCTTCGAGATCTTCAGAGATTTATCGTTAGCGTTTCCTGCTTTATACTGTCCAGGTTTGTTAGCGATACCCTTGTCGTCATAAATGAAATACTCTTTTACCTCTTTGACCATACTGACGCCAGTCTTAGGATCTTTTTCCTTCTTGACATCACGCACTTTCTTTATTTTGCGTGGGTCAATATACCTGACATCGTGTAGACCTTTTCTTGGGTTGGTTTTATCGACAACTTTGTGGAAGTAAATTCTTCCATCGATGTACCAACGTCTGTAGTAATCTTGTGCACGATTGTTGAAGTCCATCAACGATAATACATTGTCAAATTCATCAGCGATTGCTTTCTTAACAGCTGTTGACGCTGGGACACCATCTGTGTCAATCGTTACTGGCTTTTCGTCGTCAAGGTTCGAGATACTATCATTGACAATATCTTCGATTGCAGTGTCGATATCGGCATACATTGATATGTCCCGATAACGCTTGATGAGTTGCTCTTCAGTATTAGCAACTCCCTCGACATCGAAATAAGTGCCATAGTAACCACCACCACGGATGGCTTCCAATGCACCATCAGAATCAGGAGCAACGAAAGACTGTGCAGCTTTCGGCTCCTTTTTCCGATTGATTTCAAATCCAAACAATTCCATTATATTTTCCTCTATACCTAATAGATGTTATATTATTTATACTACATCATAATGGGTATATTGGAAGGTCACCGTAAATTCTTCAAAAATGTCGTTCTGTGCATACTGCAAGGTGATTTCCGACATATTGATTGGGAAGCAATTACGCAAGGTATACTTACCTCCAATCAACACTTCATCGTTACGATCCAAATGCTCGACACCAATGTCAGCTTGGTATTCGCTTGGAGTGAGGATACCAGTATTGTCTTCACGATTATTCAAACCATTCATCCACTGCTCGAATGGCTGGCGTAGTGAGAAACCAGAGTCGTTCACGATTGTTACGGTGAACGGGTCAAAGATTCTTTCACCAGCCAGTTTGATCTCACGACCACGATACTGGATGATTGCAGGGTTTACGTTAGAGGCTGGAAGTGCCGCCCCAGTTACCAAAAGACTATAGCTTGTGTCAACATTAGGCACATAGCTTGGGAATGCTAGGCTTACGCGAAACTGATTTGGTCTCGCTCCACCCGCACCTAATCTAGCCTTAAATTCTTCAATATTCATTTCTGTCTCCTATAATTCTAGATTAAGCACCCAGCTCTTCGAACGAGATACCTGTTCGAGTCGCTACGAATGTCAAAGTGATAAAGTTAATTGATTTCGCTGGCTTAATAAAGATGTCAGCGCGGAATTCGTTGCTGTCAATAACCTGTCCAGTGTTATTTGTTTCGTCACAAACAACGCGGAAGTCATAAACACCGCGACGACCTTGTACATCACGCAAGAACGGTTCTACCAGAGAACGGAACTGGGCACGAGTAAAGGCATCGTTGAATTCAAACAACTGGAACTTAGCAGCTGCCGCCACTGCTTTCTCGATAACGATAAACAGTCTACGAACATTGATACGGTTAAATGCGCTGGATCTAGCCAGTAGAGTCTTATCACCGAACAAGATAATACCTTGCTGAGACGACTGAACGATTGGGTTCACGCCAGCAGAGTATAGTGTGTCACGATCAGATTTCTTAGGATTAAATGCCAACTTAACAGCGTTCTTGATAGAACCGCGATTTACACCAGCAGGCGAGAACCATGGATCAGCTTCAAGGTCAGCAGTTACACAGCAACCAGCAGTGTCAGCATTACAAGGAACCCACGCATACGAATCGTTGTAGCGGTCATACATATACTTCCAACCACTATCCATGACAGCGAAAGAAGATCTTGTGTAGTTTGCCAACTCAGCTTTGATATCAGTAACTTCAGAACCTGTGTTATTGACAACACTGGCTTTTGCAGGGGAAACAAACGCTAGACAGTCTTTACGGATTTCAGTAATATTGTCGATGATATAATCACCAACAGTCGAACTATGAGCACCAGCAAAGATTAAACTAACATCAGTTTCTTCGTCATTAGCAAACTTCAAGTAAGAAGTCTGCAGATCTCCATCACTAGGAGCAGCATCAATACCACCAGAGAGAGACCATGCATCAGCGTCTGTACCACTCAGAAGAAGTTTAGTGTAAGGCGTCGAAACTGCGCCAGTAGCAGCTGATTTAGTTGCTGCAACATCAAGACCCCAAACCGCTCCAAGAATAGAGGCAGTTGTGTCTACGTCATCAGCATATTTAATATACTGAGACCTTGCATTAAGAACATCACCATAGTAATTATTCTCATTCTGGTCGTTTCTTGCACCCTTAATTTTGGACAACCCTTCAAACTTCTCTAGAACAGCCCCAGCAGTTCCAGTAAACAGACCGTCTTCGTCTATGACGATAACGTGCAATTCATCAGCACTTAACCCCTGAGTCACTGCCCAATCGGTAGTTCCTGGAGAATTATCGAAGTTACCTGCATATGGCCAAGCTGCGGATGTAAGAGTTGCCGAAGCAGTTGCATCTGATCCACCACCACCAGAAATTGTTACAGTTGGTGCAGTAGTGTATCCGAAGCCAGTGAAAAGGACTGTGATATTAGTCACAGCACCACCAGCTACAGTTGCAAAGGCAACCGCATTACCACCCGATGTTGGAGAATTTGTAATGGTCACGGTCGGAGTAGAGGTGTAACCAGTACCGCCAGCATCAACAGTGATAGAGGCAACAGATGTTGCTTCGAAATTTCCGAGGTCAGCAACAGAAACCTTTAAGCTATTTCCGAGAGAACCAGCGTATTTCGCCATAAATGGACCAACACCATTAGTTCCACCAGAATAGCTTGAATCGTATTCGTCATTGTTTCTACACAACTTACCGATTGGGTTGGCGTCATCGATCAAAACAGTAGCAGTTGCACCAGAACCACCGCCACCAGAAATGGTTACGACTGGGTCAGTACCATCGATTGCGTATCCAAATCCTGCATCTGTGATAGTGATTGCTGTCACCGCATCACCAGTAATGGTTGCTGTTGCCGTTGCAGCTCGACCGCCATCCGCTGGTGCTACACCAGATGGATCAGCGATTGTGACTGTTGGGGCAGATGTATAACCAGAACCGCCAGCAGTTACTGTCGCGACACCAGTCAAAGCACCGTTTGCCGTTGCAACAGCGTTTCTTGCAGCTGCTCCAACTTCTCTAGATACAAGAAGGTTTGAGCCATATGCTAAGAAAGATGAAGCACTTAAAAAATCTACGTTTGCCGTGGATTTAGGTTTACCGAAAGTTGCAACAAGTTCGTTTTCTCCTGAGATCGAAACCAGTTCACGAGCTGGACCCCAAGCGAAATCACCTGCAAACCCCCCGACTGTGGTTCCAACAGCAGGAACGACAGCTGTCGCGTCTTGTTCTCTTACGAGAACTCCTGGACTTAATTGAAATGCCATTTTTTATCTCCTCGATATTATGGATAATCGTTA